AGATTGGATAAATATCAACGAACTAACTCGTAACCTAGATATTCGTGTGTTAAATTTTTAGTTGAAAGGACATCTGTAAGATTATACAAAATTCCTTTTAGATACGGACGTACATCCACAGTGTATCTAACTTTTGGTGGATAAAGTTTAGCATCAAATGTGTAATGAACCATAACATTGTCTCCATTTTTCAAATAAATGTTAAAGACTTCAGGTCCATCAGTGAATGATGTGTTAAGGATTTCTGGGTCCTCCGTAATCTGATATTGGTTGTCCAACATATAACTGATTGTCTTCATTTTGAAGTCGTACTTCAAATCTTCAACAAATCTTTCAAGTAGGTCAATCATCTCAGCAGAACGATGAGCGTTGTTATTATACCCTTTAACGTTAAAAAAACGTTGTACGATAAAATTGTTGTTTACCGTCATCAAGAATTCCAATTTGGTAATGTCTTGTTCTCTCATAATTTACTTTTTGTTTTTGTTTGTTTTTTCTTTTCTTGTTAGTTTCATAAATGGTCGGATAAAATATGTCCAAGCATCATCACCTTTCGGTAGGTACTTAAACAATCCATCTTCAACCATATACTTAATTAAATTTTTGTAACTTCTACCTTCAATATCTAATGTTTCGGTAACAACTAATCGTATTTCTTCTTTATCTTCATCCCTCAATAAAGGATTATCTAAATCAACGATTTGTTCGTTTACTTGGAAAAATTCTTTTTCAAAGATACCTGATTTGGTTTTACCAGTTAAAAGATTTTTTAAAGTTTGATTATCTTTTTGTTCCTTTAACAAATCTTCCGCTCGTGTTAAAATATCGTTATAAGAAACTTCTGTTTCAAGTATTTCAGGAAAAAATTTAACTAATGTTTTTTCACCCAAAAGATAGATACCCTCAATATTATCTGATTTATCACCAGTTAATATTTTTAAAGTTTTAACGTTGTAGTGAGGAAACTCAAAATCATCAAATTTAATCTTATCCCCGTGTTTAAACGTAGCTTTAACTGATGGTGAGTATACTGACACCTTTTCAGAAATAAGTTGGGTTAAATCCCTATCTGATGAAAAAATTAATTTGTTCTCATTTTCAGATACTTGACAATAATAAGCAATTAAATCATCAGCTTCTCTTCCACTAATCTCTAATTGTCTAATATAGACTTCTTCCAAATACTGTTTGATACGATTTTTTTGTTTTAAGTAGGACATAAAGATAGCGTCCTCCATAACCAATCGTCGGTTTTGTTTGTATTTGGGGTAAAGAATTCCACGTAAACTTGTAGAATCTTCACCGTCCCAACAAACAACAACCTTATCAAAATTTTGTTCGTTAATAAATTTACGTAAAGTATTAATAAAGTGATATAATGCCCCAATGTGTTCCCCATTATGGAAATAATCTTTCACTCCATGAAAACCAATTTTCATTAAATTGTTTCCATCCACAAGTAATGTTTTTTTCACAAATGTTGGTTTATATTATTAGACAAAATTTTTTTTCCTTTTTTGATATTATCAATTGCCCAAAGCGGTTGTAAATTTTTATAATGACATAATTTATACAATTCGTCTTCAGTTTTTGCCGACGACAATGGAATTATGTGGTCAATATGCCATTCACTTCTATTTTCCCAACACATACCGTTAGTAAATTGTTTTTCTAAATGCTCTTTTAATTGTAATGGATTACACCCCACAATGTCAAATGTTTTGTTTTTTTTAGTGATATCCAACTTGGTTAGGTATTTGTAAAGACGACTTCTGACATTATTAATTAATGAAAAAATAGGGTCAGATTCTCTTCTTTCTTTTCTTTGTTCGTGTTTCCTTGGTTTGTAATTTTCTCGGTATTCTTTTCTTTTGTTTGGGTTATTTTCATACCAATTTTTTTTTAATTCTTTATATTTCTCCGAATTTTCTTCTCTCCATTTTTTGTGACGATTATAAACCCATTCAGGATTTTTTTTGGTCCAATTCCTTGTTAATTCCAATACCTTTTTAGGATTATTTTTACGATAATCAACGCTTCTTTTATTATTACATTTTTTACAAGAATATAATAACCCATCTTTAGAAGTTTTTAATTTACCAAACTCGCAAACATTTTTTTCTTCTTTACACTTACTACAAACTTTGGTTCCCATTTTTAATATAATCTTTAATCAATTTATCAATCAATGAGGAAAAGTTTATATGTCTTGATTTAATATATTCAAGTATTTCCGGTTCAACCGCTACAGAAATACTCTTTTTTTTCTTATTAATATCAACTTTAGTTCTTCCCATTTAGCAATAAATATAAAGATTTATTAAAAAATTGTTATTAATATTAATTTTATTCTTCAAAATTAGGTTCTTGACTTTCTTCCAAATTATATGAATCTCCAAGCTTTTGTCCCCAATAATCTGAATAATCTTTTTTATATTTTTCTAAAGATTCTTTTGTATCTGTAATATACCCATGAGGTACCGCTATTATTTTTCCATCCTTATATCCAAGACCATTTACATGATTCTTTAATATAGAAATTTTAGTTCTAATTGCAAAAGAAACTTTACGTCCGTTTTTGGTGGCATCAATATGACTTATACCTGACTTTTTTTGATTACCAAACAAAAATACTAAACTACTCGCTAGCCAAATTGCAGTCCCTCCTTTTGCACGTATTTCAGGTTGCCCAAATGGATTATCGGGTAATTCAACCCAAGGTTGGTTTAAAATTACTAAAGTATTATAGTATGGATAATCTTCTTTTTTTGATTTTGATATTCTTGAGTGGATACCCATACCTATTTTATCCGCTAACACTTTAGCCGAATGCATTCCGCCACCCTTACCATCAAATGTCATTTGACATGGAATACTTCCAATACTATCCCATAAAAATAAAATACTATAAGGAATATCACCTTTCTCTTGAGCGTCCAAAATTTGATTAATGAAATCTGCCGCTTGTTCAATAACATCAAATGAATCATTGAAGATGAACATCCCATCATACTCTCCGGACTCATTTTTTTCAGCTTGTAGTCCTAGTTCAATAGCATGTTCCCAACTCCATTTTTTTTCTGTGATAATAAAAACAGGTAAGTGTCCTTTTTTCTGAGCATCAGCGGCGGCTAAAATCATAGCCGTTGTTTTAGATGTATTAGAATGTCCTAAAAACATATTAATACCGCCTAAAATAGGACCAGGTAACCCACATGCATCCATAAAAGCTTCTCCACAATTGTAGAACGATTCTGGTTTGTATTTAGTTTTTGTTGAGAACTTATTCTTAACATCACTAAAATTAAATTCTTTTTTCTTTATTGCCATAATTTATTTTTTTCTAAAAAGGTTTGATATCCAAAGAATAATTAAATAAATAAAAACAACAATTGATATCTTAATAGATTTAAAAAATTTTTTAAGGTTATCAATTGTTTTTAAATTACCGATTAGTTTCAATTATTCTTCAAATTTAATAATTTCTTTTAATGTTTCTAATTTGTCTTTTGCGTTAGCCATTTTTTCCACCATCTTATCCATTTCTTCTAAATGTTGGGGATGTTCTCCAATTCCAACAGGAGTTGTAAAATAAATGGTAAGAGTTGCTTCAGCCTCAGCAAAATCCGCCTCATATTTTTTAATGAGAGCGTGGTACATTTTTTGTTGTAAGCTCATGTGTCTATATGTTTAAATTGTTTGTATTAAAAATAGCAAAGGTTGGGCACTTTGTGTATGTTAGTACCCAACCTTTTATAAATTAAAATGGTAAGTCACCATCAGGTTCTGACTCAGCTTGTGGGTCAGTATATGACGTTCCACCGATAGTACCTTCTTCAGATGAACTATCTCCGTAAACGTATTTACCTAAATCAGATGACCATCTTGGAGTTTCTCCACGAGCAATTGCTTCCAAATACTCTACAGGTTTTTTAGAATAAACATCCATCCACGTAAGTGGGTCTTCAGTCCAAGCCTTACCCGTTTCAACTTCTGTGTGAACAGGTGATGGGTCGTCATGCATAACAGTCTGAATAACTGTGTAAGTAGCACCTTTAGGAGTTTTTGCTTTAGCCAACTCAATGATTAAATCACGTCCATTAACAGGGTCAGTGATGTCACCTTTAGCCTTCCAAATCGGAATGATTTTGTCAAGAATACCTTCGTTCTTGTAATTGTGTTTGAAACGCCAGAATTTAACTCCGTCCGCCTCGTTATCACGGTCAATCACTTTAACGATATAGAATTTACGTGGCTTATATGCCTTTGCAAGTTCTTTATCAGATTCTTTACCTGTTGACATTAGTTCGTCGTGAATTTCCGTCAAAGGTGAACGCTCGTTGTCGTTCTTTCCTGGGTCATAGATTTTATTCCATTTACCCTCAACTTGTACTTCGTGATACCAAACCTCTTTGAAGGGTGATGACCCGTCAGGTGTAGGTAAAATACGAAGACGTTTCTGTCCTGAATTTTCGTTATTTGACAGGATAGCCGCAAAGTATTTTTTCATTCTGTCTTCTTGAGACATCTTTGAGGTGTTACTTCCACCTGATTTCGCTTTTTCGTACTGAGCGAGAACAGCATCTAATGAATTTGTCGCCATTATTTATAAAAATTTAAGTTAATAATTCAAGTATAGTTGTGTCAGCCGTAATAGTCAAATAATTTTTATCTGTAACCGTATGATTGTGTATTATCATCAGAAGACAAATAATCATTAAAACTATTTTTGATTTCAGAAGGTGAATACGATTCAACATCATCAGAAGTGATAACATATTCATTCTTTCCTGATTTCTCAATATCTTCCATTTTATCATCAAAAAAATCAGTTAATTTTTGATTAAATGGACCAGAGTCAAGACTTCTTAATTCCAATTTTTCTTGTGGAGTCTTTTCTCTATATTTTTCAATCTTTTGTTCAATACTATTAATCTTATCCATAATATTATCCATTTCAGATAATTTACCCTCAAGACTTGAAA